TACTTATACGCTTCCGGCTCCTATTGCTGGATCTGTTTTTAGGTTTATTTACGCTGGTGGCGCTGCTGATGCTACGGACGCGCTTATTGTTACTCCCAGCAACACTAATTTTTATATTGGTGGCGTTACTTTCCTAGATACGGATGGAAATGAGGTGAGTTCAGTATTCTCTGATGGCAACTCTAACAGCAGCATACAGTTGAATGTGCCTGCCGGATTTGATGTAACCATCGTTGGTTTGAACACAACGAACTATCAAATCTTCGGGAATGTTACGAGCACAACTGCACCTGCATTTGCCGATCAATAGTAGGAGGCAATCATGGCTGATGCTGTAGCTACACAAACCATACAGGACGATGGCAACACAGCCATCTTCCGCTTCACTAACGTGAGCGACGGTTCAGGCGAGTCTGCTGTTACTAAGATTGATGTGTCTGCACTGGCTGTTGACCCTATGACTGGTGCGGCTTGCACGAAGGTTTCCATCCAAAAGATTTACTACTCAACAATCGGTATGGGTGTAAAGATTTTCTTTGATGCATCATCCGACGTGTTGGCTTGGCAAATAAAGGCGGATGACGCTAGAACCTTTGACTTTACCGACTTCACTGGCATTCCAAACAATGCTGGGTCTGGTGTTACGGGCGACATACAGTTTACAACTGTTGGTCACTCTAGCGGTGACGTATATAACATAGTTATGCAGGTTCGGAAGCACTTCTAAGATGGCTGAAAAAAAGAAGAGCAAGTCTCGGGTAAACGAAGCTGGCAACTATACGAAGCCAGCTTTACGCAAGAGGTTGTTCAATCAGATCAAGGCTAGCGGTAAGGGCGGAAAGCCTGGTCAGTGGTCTGCGCGTAAAGCGCAGATGCTGGCGAAGCGTTACAAAGAAGCTGGAGGCGGCTACAGGAATTAGCCTGATATACGAACAGCGTGCCAAAGAAAGATCCTAAAGTCGGAACAGGCAAGAAACCCAAGGGCAGTGGTCGCCGTTTGTATACCGATGAGAATCCTAAAGACACTGTGCCGATCAAATACGCAACGGTTCAGGATGCGCGAGACACTGTTGCCAAGGTAAAGAAGATACGCAAGCCTTTCGCTAGAAAGATACAGATCCTAACTGTCTTGGAGCAACGAGCTAAGTTTGCTAAAAAGCCAAGGCAGGCAGAGATTGCTAGGAAAGGTAAAGAGGCGATCCGCAAGCAAAGGGGCAAAGATAGTGGTAGCAAGCGTTGAAACTATCAAAAAGAAACTAAAGCGCGGCGAGAAGCTGGGTGCTAGCGAGAAAGCGCAAGCAAAGGCTCGCGGCCTGATCGCTCGATCTGATGGCAAAAAGCGAAAGAGCGCCAAGTACAAGGGTAAGTAATGGCTCTCAAGAAATCACAAAAATCATTAAAGAAGTGGACTAAGCAAGACTGGGGCACCAAGTCGGGCAAACCGTCTACACAAGGAAAGAAGGCGACAGGTGAGAGGTATCTCCCGAAGAAGGCTAGAGAGGCTCTATCGGACAAGGAGTACGCTGCCACTTCCCGAAAGAAACGGGCAGACACAAAGAAAGGAAAGCAGCACTCCAAGCAGCCCAAGAAGATAGCTAAGAAAACAGCGAGGCATCGCAAATGAGTTTGACCGATGCTGAGAAGAACAGGTTAAAAAAGGTCGGTCTGACTGGACTGAACAAAGTTAAGAGAACACCAAAGCATCCCACGAAGAAAGCAGTGGTCGCTGTCAGGGATGGCGAGAAGGTGAAGATCATACGCTTTGGTGATCAGAAGATGGGCCACAACTATTCCAAGGAGGCCCGTAAAAGTTTCAAGGCTAGGCACGCCAAGAACATAGCCAAGGGGCCGACAAGTGCAGCCTACTGGGCAAACAAGACTTTTTGGAGCGGCCCTAGCGGTAGCAAGAAAAGTCCTCCTAAATCGCAAAAACAGAAGTTTGGGAAGAAGTAATGCCGATCAGTAGAGCGCAAATGAAGAAGCAGATCAGCAGTTCACCAGCCAAAAAAAAGAAACAGGCCAAGGTGAAAAAGGTGATGAAGGAGTTCAAAGAAGGCAAGCTGAAGGCTGGCGGCTCTGGTAAGAAAGTAAAGAATCGAAAGCAGGCTATCGCCATTGCCCTAAATGAGGCAGGCGTTAGCAAGAAGAAGCGAAAGGCTAGGAGGCCGTAGTGGCTACAAGCGGCACGTTTACATTTAACCTAGATCTTTCCGATGCTATGGAAGAAGCGTTTGAGCGTGCTGGGCTAGAGCTTCGCAGCGGGTATGACTACAAGACTGCTCGCAGAAGCCTGAACCTAATGATGCTGGAGTGGCAGAACAGAGGGCTGAACCTGTGGTCTGTAGAGTTTGCTACACAGGCGCTCACCGCTGGCAGCAATCAGTATCAGCTAGATGGCAAGGTGCTTGATATTGTAGAGGCGTTTATCAGAACAGACGCTGGGCAGCAGAACTCACAGTTCGATCAGTCCATGACTCGCATATCGGTGAGCCAATACTCTAACTTGTCGAACAAGTTGACCCGCAGCAAGCCGTTACAGTATTACGTTGAAAAGAATGTGGACTCTATCACGATCAACTTGTGGCCCACGCCAGACGATCAGGAGACCTATCAGTTCGGGTATTACTACATGGAGCGGGTGCAAGATGCAGGAAGCCCAGCATCTAACAACATCGACATCCCAGCTAGGTTCTTACCGTGTTTGGTTAGCGGGTTGTCGTATCAGTTGAGTTTGAAGTACCCAGCGGCAGGCGCTAGGGCGCAAGCTTTGAAGGCAGACTACGAAGAGCAGTGGACGTTGGCATCTGATTCAGATCGAAACAAAGCGTCATTGTATGTGTCACCAGGAGGATATTCGTTTTGAGTTCATTTACTAAAGGCAAGTATGCGTTTGGTTACTGCGATCTCACTGGGTTTAGGTATCCGCTGAAAGACTTGGTGCCAGAGATAGTGAACCAGAGACCCACTGGGTTCTTGGTTGGTAGAGACGTTGTAGATCCAGATCAGCCTCAGTTGCAGTTAGGCAGGCTAAAGGTCGATGATCCAAAAGCTTTGCGTAATCCAAGGCCGGATCGAGGCTTGGATGAAAGCAGAATACTGGCGTCGTTTAATCCTGTAGGCCAAGTCGGACTAGACTGCGTTGGTCACGTCGGGAAAGTTACGGTGATAACAAGCTAATGGCTTTCACGTTCACCACGCTCAAGCAGGCAATACAGGACTATCTGGAGACAGACGAGACTACGCTCGTCAACAATCTGCCCACGATCATTACTCAGGCAGAGGAGCGCATACTGAAGACTGTTCAGTTGCCAAACTTCAGAAAGAATGTCACGGGCACCACAACGCAATCGAACAGCTACTTAGAGACGCCATCTGACTTTTTGGCACCGTATTCTCTAGCTGTGGATAACAGTGGCTATGAGTATCTGATGTTCAAAGATGTGAACTTTATACGCCAAGCATATCCTGTGGAGTCAACGACTGGGATACCCAAGCATTACGCTATCTTTGATGACACGACGTTTATTCTTGGCCCGACGCCCAGCGGCAACCTGACCGTCGAGCTACATTATTTTTACGAGCCACAGTCGATCACAGTGTCCTCAGATGGCACAAGCTGGCTGGGGTCAAATGCTGAAAACGCTTTGCTGTATGGATCGTTAGTTGAGGCATACACCTTCCTCAAGGGTGAGCCTGATCTGATGCAGTTGTACCAAGCAAGATACGACTCCGCTATGCAGGAGTTGATTGCTTTGGGTGAAGGCTACAGTACAACAGACAGCTACCGATCAGGTGCTGTAAGGTCTGCTAGATGACAGCAGTGGGTCACGTCGGCACTGTGCTAGTTGCAACAACAGATAACGGAGGGCACGACGCAGAGTTTTGGACAGACGCAGCGACAAAAAGAATCGTAAGCGTTGGAGAAAACACGCATCCTTTGATTAAGGAGCAGGCGTTGGCGTTTCAAGATCACATACACAATGTAGTTGGATATTACATACGAGAAGCGATCAAGAGTGACCGTGCAACTTTAGCTGCTGAAGTTGAAGCTCAAGGGCAACCTGATCTGGCAAACATCATACGGAGACTTACATGAGCATCACATCTGCACTTTGCACTTCGTTCAAGCAAGAGATCCTTGTCGGAACACACAACTTCACAGCGAGTTCTGGCAATAGTTTCAAGTTGGCGTTGTACACAAGCTCTGCCACACTGAACGCAAGCACAACCGCATATACGACATCGAACGAGGTGTCGGGAACAGGATACACGGCGGCAGGCGCAGCGTTGACCAGTGTGACGCCCACAACATCAGGCACGACAGCGTTCTGTGACTTTGCAGATTTGACGTTCAGTTCGAGCACGATCACTGCAAACGGTGCCCTGATCTATAACGATACCCAGTCAGACAAAGCTGTTTGCACGCTAGCGTTTGGTGGCGACAAAACGAGTACGGCT